ACTCATTACACCATCAGGTGATACAAATACCGCACCCACTTTTAATCTAACTGCATGAGATTCTTGAGCAACTCTCAGTGCAATATCGAAGTACATTGAAACCCATTTCTCATTCATAAATCATCAACCAAAGATGTTCCACAAGTGACAATGTAAGGATTAAAAGGAGGGTCTCCAATCGTATATGGAGATTGTGTTAATGGAACAATTACAGGTTCATAATATTTGCCGGGGACGTATTTTGGCAAAGAAAAAGACGTTGTAACGGTTTTCAGCTTTTCTTTAATTTTCCATAGAGCACTTTGTGAATTGTATGTTTCACTTGTTAATAATCCATCTAACCAAATACAAAAGTCATGTTCGGTCATGATATTCTCACTTCAAATAAGATGGAAATATCTCTTTGATTAAGTCCACTGTGATGCTTGGATATATTTCTTTAAGAGCTTTATCTTTGCATGAACAAACAATTTCAGCATCCTTTAGAGGACAGGACAATAACACTTGGATAAAGATATCTTCCTTTTTAAACTGTTTGATTTTTGAACCTGGTACACAATATTTCAAACGATGTATAGATGCACTCAGAGAACCCATTAAATCTGGATGGGTCACCATATCCAATTCTTTTGGATGTAGTGGTGGCATTCCTTCCGGTAGGTCCAATTTTGTAGTGCCAAAATTTAATGACAACAAAAAATTCAACGGAGCTATTTTGCCATAGTTCCAAAGGGCCATTTTTTTATCATGTCCTTTTGCGGCTTCGATTTCGTCCAACATTTCATATGCGTGTTGTAGTTTGACACTTTGATTTGAACGAGCGCCCCATTCACGTTTTTCATCTAATTTTTTAACTGTTGCCATTGTAATTCACCTTTCAATTGTTGTTAGTCCATGTTCTAGTGCAAATTCTAACACATGTTTAAATGCATCTTCATTCTCTTCTTCGAATTCAGCAGCCATATAAACAGAACGGAATCCATCATACATAATAGGCCTTAGATGTTTAGAATAATGAGTTGTTCCTCTGGATTTGGTAGTCCCTCCCATTTCACAAAGACGATTGGCCCAATCTGAGGGTCTAAATACTTCTTCTGTATCTGTAACCTCACCTATGATAATAAAACTACCTTCTAATTTATCCATTAAAAATCTGCTGCTGACGGTAGTAGCATCCTCATTTGATGTTTCACTAGATATGAAAATACTCTAGCTTTATTTCCTAATTTCTTATTATTCATTGAATCCAAATACTCTTTGACTACTAGGTTATTTATACGCTCTGGAATCTTATCAAAATCCAAAAGCAACTCTTCTTCATTCTTACATGCATCAATTCCTTTGTTATAGAATTCCTTGAATCTTGCAGTAGCAAATGGAGCAGCCCGAGTTGTTATATTATCTGCTCGCATTTGAGACCATGCATCAGGTGTACAAATATTTGGCACATTGTCCCCATCATCGCCTTGTGCAATATGTTCAATGAGAAATTGTTTTGGATTTACACACTTTATAAATCCACCCTTTGTATTATTCCACTGACGAACATTTCTATACTTCTGTAATTGTTGGAAGTCATTATCAGTAGATACAATTACAATTTCATCTGGCTCTTCTATTAATCCAGTATGAGCCAATTCATTCTCATCAAAATATTTAACAAGTATGGCGATGATATCATCCGCTTCTGCGCCCTTTACTTCCAAGACAAGATATGGAAAATTTTCATGAAGCTCTTGTTTCAATTCATTGACTGTCTCATATACTAATTCCCAATCCAAAAACCCATCTTTCTTTTTATGCTTTCTGTGACCCTTATAAGCAGGATATTCATCACGGCGCCAATATTCATTAGAATCACATGCAAGGATAAACTTACCACCAAACTTCTTTTTCCAACCTAAAAGCATATTCAATGCAATGTGTTTGATAAAGTTTTTTGTATCACCCTCTTGAATATCTTTTGCATTGGCTGCACATGCAGAAATTACAGTTTGTGAAAAATCTACAAGAACAATCATTAAATTTTACCCTTTTCATGGAGCACAGCTATAGCCTCATCTGCGCGTTCAATGATAGTATTAATATCTCTGGTACCCTTTACTTCACATGTATGCATGAATGCAATAAAAATTTCTTGCCACAATTTTTGTTCACGAGAGTATTCTTTTTTATCAGAAGTCTTTAGTTCTTCTTTGCGCTTTGCTTCATTCTCTGCTTTAGTCTTACGACCACGTTCAAGTGCCTCCAAACGAGCTTTCATTGTTCGTTCTGTTTTTAATTGTTCGGGGCTTTTTTCATCATCACTCATTTTTAATCTCCTAGAAACATTTCAATATAATACAATCTTCGTTTATGCGACCGGTTGCTTTTGAAGCTACTGCTCGGATGCCGGTATATAATTTTGTCAATGGTCGACTTGTCATATCAGCTATATCCTTAAAACTTACCTCAGGTTTCCTTATAATCTTGCCACCAGATTTCGATGGGTCAAAATTTAAAATAGTCGTACCCTTGATAGTCAATCTATTACCACCCAATGCTTCATATTTGAATAGTCTACGCACTTTCACATTAAATATCCAAACCTCAGAACTATTGACAATTTTATCGGGCATAACCGATTTTATTGACAATTCTGGATATTCCCGCAAGTAATTCACATCTTTAGCAGTCACCAGTGGAGATTTTTCTTTCTTAGTTCTTTGGATACGTGCTTTATTTATAGCCGATACAACATCACATGAAGATATTAATGTGGTAATTGATTCGCGCATAACACGTAAGTCTCTCTTACTATATGCATCATATGCTTCTTGTAATTGGTCATCAGAATCAATATCCTTTAATTCCTTTAGCACTGGTTTAAAGTGTTGCCCAATCTGTTTAGCAATAGAAGGTTTAACATCATTGGTAAGAAGATACGACTTTGCATCAAATTCTTTTCCTGCATATATGAGGTCAACACCATGTTCAAATTCTGCAATATGTTTTGCCAAATCCATTGCATCCTTATCTTCTCGTGTTACTTTTATTACTGGGCGAGCTGCTTCTTTTTCCTCTTCTCTCTCTTCATGGATATTTAATAATTCTTTGTACTTATTTTCCATATACAAAAGATGACGCATTTCCAATTCTATCCCACGGTCTTTATGCATATGTGCAACAGCACCACAAGTAGAAAACCAAACATCATTTAATCTGGAAAGAGGTTTCACGTCTTTACCCAAAATCTTCCAATAATCCAGAGCAACAGATTTCTTGTATTCGTTCTCAACCTCCAAATTATAAAAACTGAGATTGCGCGATAACGATGCATCATAATCCAACACATTGAATGTCGGAAATGATTTTTTTGATTGTTTACTTGTGGTAGTTGTCATTATCCTATGATTGCCTCATACAATTTTGAGAAGTCGCTAGTTTCCAATTCAAATTCTGTGAAATTTTGCTTATGATAAGTCGCAATAAGTTTTTTGATTTGCTTTTTTGGCAGGTCAAATTTCTCATTGAGGTCATCAACAATAGCATCAATTTGGTCTCGCTCAGAATCAATGCGAATTAGAGAATTATCCGCTTCTTTGATTGCGGCAAGAATTGTTTTACGGTCGGCTGGATTTGATGGAACTATTACTGTTTGTTTTGTACTCAAGTTATTCTCCTATGATTAATGTGCTACACTTAGATGTTATATCGCATTACTACTGATGTCAAATTAATAACTGAATTGGAATACTGCGCGAACTATATTTAGGGCGTGTGCTAGTCAAGAAAGCTCGGCATGAATTAATTTTAATACTCTTTCTTGGTTCACCAGACTTAGTAAAATATCTCGGGTCACGATAACCACCCAATCCCTCTTGAGTATAGTATATAACTTGTTGACCAGTCCGAACATCATAACGATAATATTCAAACCGCTCAGGCATTTTAAATACGGCTGTCGAATCGTAAAAAGTCATTATAGCACCTTCAACACTTTTAGTTTTGCAATAGTAGAATCTGGGTCAACATGGAGTACACCCACCCCGCCATGCTCAATCCAAAGTTTTATATTGCGCGGATAATCATCAATCAAAATAGAACCGGGATTTTCTTCAAGAAATTTAACTTTATTTTTTCCACCCACCACAGTATTAACTTTAACATTGGGATGGAGTACATCAGCAACCCACATACGTTTATCTGCATCAGCAGTTATAAAATGTCCGGTTGGTTCTGGTAATGCAGTAAGAATTTCAAGATTATCTTTATGCGCTTCGTATAACACATCAAACATCATAAGTGCATCGGGCATAGTATCCAACGTATAAAACAAATTGGGTACCTTCTCCATAATGGCCCAATGCTCGTCCGATGCTCTCTCATCCCAATGATGTATATTACACCACTCAACAATTGCTTTTTGAAAGTTTGCCATTACACCATCTAAATCCAAATATATTTTCATAATCAGTCCCACAATCCAGAATAGTAAACTCCAAAAAGTCTTAGCCCATTGTCTATACGCTCACGATGCAAACGCATGCCATCATAATCACATACACCCTCAACTTTCCAGCGAACTGGTGATGTAAGTTTGCCTTCATCTTCTGGATATTTTTTCATATCGAGTTCAGGGTGAACAGACCAATATTGGTCTTCCCAATCGCTATCGGGTTGCAATTGTTCAAATGCCCAAATCATTTCTCCCAACACGTAATCCCATTTCTTTTCGTGCAATCCCCAAGTCAATTCTGAATCAGCTTCGTGTGTTTCAAATTCCAACTCAAATTGAGTCGAGTCGCCAACACCATGCAAACGCAGTTCTTCTGGCAAATCTTTATCATCCACAAATGGAGACCCGTGTTTTGTTGCCTTTAGTTGTTTCAACATAGGCAAGATAATTAAAGCCAAAGTAGAATCCATACCCCAAGTATCCCACTTGTCAATTTTGATTTTAATCTTGCGCTTCTTTTTAGTCTCTATCCATTCACACGCTTTCATTAAAAGAGAATCTTTACCTTCACCACCAGCAAGCCATGTGCCGAAGTCATGCACCCACTCTGGCTTAGTTTTAAATCCGTGTTCATCCTTTACGTTGGGTACCCAAGAGCA